TACTTACCTAATTAAATTTCACGATAATTTTAACACTTTCTTTTTTTATGCACTTGCACGCAGATACAGACAACTCCTCGCGACGTTTCCTTGTTTTTGAATTGGCTGACTGGACAATTGGTTCTTCTTCCGTTGGCGTACGGCGTTTTGTAGTACTATTACGCTTGTTCATATCATTCTCAATAACGTCGTAATTATTTTTAATATATTCTATAATATCATTCTCGATGGCCCATTTGAAAAAGTTCAACTGACCAATTGTGGTCTCCATCTGTTTTTCATTATCGTATGGGATAGATACGCGATCCCATCTACAAAACGGGTCAAACCGTTTTTTCGAATAGGCTTTTAATTTAAGTTTGTAATCGTTATACACCTTAAATCGAGTTAATGTCTGCATGTTCTCATCGCCATATGTTTGTTCGTACACTGTATAATATTTCTTGGCATAATTTGTTACAAACCAGTCCACAATACGCAATGATATTTTTGAAACACCATTGATAATATTAATCATTTTATTGAGATTTTCTCGATTGTCATAGAATTCCATTAAACTGGATAATAATAGATTGTTTTGAGTATTTAATGTGTTTGATCGTGACATTTATTGTGTATACATGAAAATGTTTATGCACTTTTTACATAAATATTTAAATCTTCCATCGATTTAGTGGAAAATGATATAATCTTGATAGATACTAGATTACACTATGATAGATAACAACCCTAAATGGAAGGTATGGATGCATGAAATGTTACAGCAAGAGTATGATGACTGCATGATAAATATAGTGGTACGCAAAATCGCCGAAGACGCATTTAATTCAATAAAAATATACAATTGTGATAATGCCATTTATACGGCAAGCATAGTTCAGAGTTTGATTATGACAGTTGGTGATAGTTTGGATGGATCAAATAAACGGGCGACCAATTATTACACTGTAAATCACGATAATGGAGCAAAAACGTATATATTGATAGAAGCAACAAACCAAATTAACATAAATTGCTCCGAATGGTTAAATCGTATGGGTTTATCTCAAAATAAGAACCGCCTATGTGTGTACTTTTCGGTGGTAAGTCCGGATAACGATGTTGCTTCTGAGTTTTGTCTTGATCTAATGTTAAAAAATACATTCAGTAAAATAGAACATTTGCACAAAGTTACTCATGATAGTACATGTAATTCGTAATTTATCCTGGTTTCTTTTCCTTCAATATACTAGATACATGACGTATATCATAGAGGTCATTATGAAAGCATTAGAAAAACTACTCGTCTCTAACATGGGAATTGACGAATATCTCAAAGAATATGAGTCTGAATGTACGATCGATTATGATACTCCACTGTATCGTGACGATAATCAGGCTTGATATAGTAAGTTTGAAGTTTATTTGAATTTTTGAATTTCAAATAAAGTTTATGGCGGGAAACATCAGGAAGAAACTGCGTCTAATTCGGGAATTGTATTTTCATCATAATTAGTAAAACAATTTACGCGCGTAACGATTAGCGAAAGCTTATATTTTGGGTTAATAACCTTTGAATAATTGCGTATCCGTAGTGTATATGACATGTGGACGTGGAAATGATCTATATTACAAATGATGATATTCAAAAATAACCCGCTATATCCAGTAATGTAATATTCTATATGTATTTTTTTATTTTCAAAAATCATATTTGCCATCACTTGCAATAAACGAAATTTGATATCTAAATATTGATTTTTCTTCTCAAATCGCGTAGTTTTCATACATCTTGTGGATAATTGGTCTAATTCTTGCTCGGAAAAGGGTATATTATAGTTTTTATCTTTGAAATAAATGTATTTCAGTAAATAATGACATACACAATCGGATAAACGACGAATGGGTGATGTAAAATGACAATATTCAGGCATCCCAACCAAATCGTGTGATGCTATGTTAGCCATATAATCAGCACGAATGCCATTAGTTATTATTTCCTGTAACAATTCTTCGCCGGATATTTCATTATACACGGTTTGTAACCATTCATTCGCATTACAAGTTCTAAAAATACCCGTGTTTAAATTTATTTTCAAATATTCGCCTACAAAGGAGTTCGCAAAAATAGCAAATTCGGCAATCATTTGTTTCATCAATCGTTCTTGCATTGTATCTTCGTATAGATATACGTGATTATCTTCATATATAGGGTATGCAGTGGAAACTTGATTTAATTTGATACCTTTTGTTTTTAAGGAACGTTTTGATTTTAATGACTCGCTTATTTTCAATCCTATATTAAACGCATTCATTTCGTCGCAAACGACCGACGCACTATTATAGCTAAATGCGTTCCCCTTTTTTACAAAAATGGTGGTAAATAATAATTTGATTTCATTAATAGGTTCGTATGTGGTTGAATTTATTTCTGATAATACGGTTATTGCGTTTTTGGTATTACCTTCTTTTGTCCCTTGCAAACTAGATAATTCCAACACTTGATTGGGCATCATGTGAATTGGGGCACGATTTGATGGATACTTGGTTGTTGTTCTCAATACTATATCTTTCCATAAATTCGATTGTAAATCTATGTATTCAGTTGGGTCAGCAATATGGATTGCGAAATATAATTTATCGTTTTCACTGTATATAGAAAATGCATCATCTGCGTCCTTACATCCGATTGGGTCTATACTATACGTTTCATATGAGGTCATATCTACTCGTTCGGTTTTTGTAATAGAATAGGGGTGATTGTTAGATATATTACTCGTAAGTATTTCATCTTTGGTAACATCCCGTTTATTTCCATATTTTGGTTCAACTATCTTCGTGTAATTATCTTCATAAACTTGATTATTCATTTTACAAGAATACAAAGAATATAGTTAGTTACCATCTAAAATAATTATATACTTTTTTCGTTATAACACAAAATATTGTTTTGAGAAAATATATAAACGGTTTTCTACGAAGATGTATAGACAGTTGAATAATAAAATGGGGTTTACAGATAAAATGTGCCATGATATTGCTGAGCAAATTATAAATGAGTTGTTTTTGGTAAAATATATGCCTACGATCAATGAGAATAAGACTTGGTATGAAAACTTAAATGAGTTTCTTATAACAGAATGGGACTGTCTTCAAGAAAGTGAAGATACACAAATTCAATTTACGGATGATGAAGAACATAAGATTATAGTTGAGGCTATGCAAATTTTATTGGATCATTTACACGTTGATGAAGACGAATTTGAAGACTGCGAACAAAATGTTGATTGGATGAGATTTGATGATATCATAGGACACTACGTTTGTTATGTAACCTAATTTATCATTTTGAGAAGGTATGAAAGTTTATTTGAATTTTTGAATTTCAAATAAAACGGCGTATACGGCGAAAAAATGTGAAATATCCTAAAAAATTGAATACAATACAAAAGAGAAAAAAATGTCATAAAATGTCGAAGTGTTTGGCGATTGACAGAAATAGCAATCGTTGTAGATGCAATGCATTATTAGATACCCGTTTTTGTAAGAACCATTCTTACATGGTAGAGTACACCGATGAAATGCTCGAACAGTTATCAATTTGTACTGGTTGTAAGAAATCGTATTACATACCGGAAGGTAAGACATGTTCGACTTGTCGAGAAAGAGGTAAGAAGAATAAACTAGCAACCCGTGAAAACGTCGTATTATGTGCTAACGATAAATGTGTATTCAAACGTTCAGAAGAGAATAAATATTGCCAAAAACACCAAATTTGTGTATTCGTCGATGATACTGTAGTTATGGGTAAGAAAGTATGCAAACAATATGTTCGGGGGTGTCGTTCTCAATTAGATTTGGATTATCAATATGCGCGTTGTCAGAATTGCTTAGAAAAGGAAAGAGAACAAGATAGAGCAAGACGTGGTAAATCGAGATTGACAGAGAATACTCAACCAAACAAACAAACTTGTACTACGTGTTGCAAGACATATGATACTGCCAATTTTATTGGACAAAATGGTGGAATTACGAAGACTTGTTCACTATGTAGAGAAGCATGTAAGGTACAAGATTTGAAACGCGATAAAGAACATCGTAATGAATTTGCGAGAATTGCAGAACAGAAACCTCAACGTAAAGAAGTAAAACAACAATGGAATGAAAATAATTATGAAAAGGTTGCTATGAAGAGTATGAATTACCGACAACGACAAATAGAAACAGACATAGAAGAGTATTTGAATAAAAACGCAGAAAATGCGAAACAGTGGAGGGAAAATAACCCAGAAAAAAATAAAGAAAATAATAAATCACGGTTAGAAAACATAAAAATACACTATTCTAATTACATTCGGTGTGCGGGACACAAAAACCTGGATTTTGAAATATCACAAGAAGAATTTAATAAAATTGTAAAGGAACCATGCCATTATTGCAATATTATTCAAGAACGCGGTTTCAATGGCATTGACCGATTGGGTTCAAATATAGGGTATGTGATGGATAATTGTGTGAGTTGTTGTAAGATGTGTAATTATATGAAATGTTCGTTGTCTGCTGACGTATTTATAAAACGCATAGAACATATTTTGACATATAATAATAAAATTAATGGTCGGTATTTTCCAGAAGAATATAGTAGTTATAGTGCGGCTTCTTATAATGAATACAAACGACGTGCAGACAATAAATCATTACTATTTGAGTTAACAAATTATGAATATGTAGGATTAATATCTGGTAATTGTTATTTATGTGGAAGAGATGGATCTAATGATTTGACAAACGGCATTGACCGTATTAATAATAATGTGGGGTATATAATGAGTAATGTGAAATCCTGTTGCGGGTCATGTAATTACATAAAAAGGGATATCGATTTAGATGAATTATTTGAAAAAATGATAATGATATACAATAAACAGTCCACGAATATACAAAAAGAAAAGAACCAAACAAAAACACAAAAATATAGAGACAAACTTATTGAAACAATTGGTATTGATGAGTATCGTAAGAGGGAAAGAGAACAAAAACAAAAACAAAGAAATCAACAAAATATTGTAAAAAATACAAACAAAAAAACTCCCGAAGAAAAACGTGAACAGGCACGCCTTAGAAAACAGAAACAGAGAGAAGTATTGAGAGCAAAATATGGTGATGAAGAGTACAAGAAAATGAAAGCGAAAGAATTAGCTGATTATAGGAAATTACAGAAAGAAACTAACAATTAGATTGGGGTTGTATAATAAAAACATTATAGTTTTTTATTATAATTTTTATGGAGGTTCAAGAACAACAGGGTCATTGATTAACTATTTTACATTTTTATTTATTTTTTGTGGGAAAACCCTTTTTGTTAAAATACTTTGTAGGTCACGCTATCCATGTCCGTTACCTAATTTGAATACGCTACTCCAGCCATGCCGGACATAACACGGAGAACATTGTAATTCACGGCATACACACGGACCTTGGCGGTGTTGGTACCGGACACGGTGCCAGAGGAAAGGACGAGTTGCATGACGGCATTGTCAATGCGGGAGAAGTTGCAAGAGCCGGAAGGCTGGTGCTCCTCGGGGCGAAGGGCGAAGGAGTACACGTTGATACCAGCATCGGGGGCACGGGTGTGGTGCTGGAAAGGCTGGACAGTGTCGAAGTAAGAACCCTCACGCTCGGAGAAGCGGTCCTGGCCGTTAAGCTGAAGCTTGGCAGTGACAACGGGGTTCTCACCCCAGCAGTGCATGTCAAGGGCGGTCTCAGCAAGCACGAATGTGCCGGCATCGGTGAGGTTGGCACCATTGGCACCTTCGGCAGAGCCATCAGTTCCCGATAATTGGAACACACCGCCGTTGATAACAGCAGAAGCACCAGAGGTGGAAGCCTCGGAACCGAAAGCGACGACAGCGTTGGGAAGAGCGTCAATGGCATCGGTGTAGTTGAAAGGCTGGGCACCGAGGGTCTTGAAAAGAGTGGCCTCGGAGTTGAGGGAAGCGCAGTAGTCAACGTTGGCATCGGACTGGACAACCCAGATAAGCTCCTTGCAAGGGTGGTTGAAGTTGAGCTTGATCTTGTTGGAAGAGGAACCGACAGACTCGTCACCAGTGAACTGGACCTGCTCGATGAGGTACTCGTGAGGGTTCTGGGCCATCTTGCGGCGCTCGTCGGTGTCGAGGAAGATGTAGTCCACGTACAGAGAGGCAGCAACAAGAGATTGCTGGTAAGCAGAAGCGACAGACACGGTGGCACCGGCATTCTCAGCAGCGGCGGTCATGGTGCTCACGGCCCAGAGGCACTCGCCGATGGGACGGAAGTCGATGTTGATCTTGACCTCGTGGTACTGAAGAGCAATGAGGGGAAGAGCAAGTCCGGGGTTGCGGCAAAACCAGAATTGAAGAGGCACGTAAAGAGTGGTCTCGGGAAGGGCATTGCGGGGGGCACACACCTGGTTAGGGGCAGAGCTGGAAGCGCAAGGGCCAGACACACCGGCAAAGTCGGGGTCAGTGATGTAGGTAAGCTGGGTGGTGTTACCGATCATCTTGAAGTAACCGGCCTGTTGCTCCTTGGAGAGGGTAAGCTGGTTCCAGATGTGCATCCAGTCACCGTATTGACGGTCAATGCGCTGGCCACCAACCTCAACCTCAACCTGGGCGATGAGCTGCTCACCGATGAAGTCTAACCAACGGGCATAGACATCACCAGTTCCCATGTTCTGGTTGATCTCGGGGAGGGTCACCTGAAGGTAGGTGCGGTAGGCAAGATCACCGTTACGGCTGATAGTACAGGTAACGCGGCGACCGAAGTCGGCCTGACCAGAGAAAGTCTGCTCAATAGACTCCATAGCGAAGTTGGTGTGGCGTCTGTACGACACCTTCCAGAAAGTGATCTCGGGAGTTCCAGTAAGGAACACGTCTTGTGCGCCGTAGGCGACTAATTGCATTAAACCACCAGCCATTGTATGGAATTATATACTGTATGAAGAAAAAAATTTGAGAAAAATACGTAAATTAATTTTAATTTATCAAATAATCGACTAAACTGTCTTTTGCTGAAATTTTAATGATGATGGGTCAATGCGAATATATGCCGAGGAGAGGATAGATGAATAGTAAATTACAATTATAGAGTTGTAGTTAAAAATTGCGATTAGTATGAATTATTCCTAAATAAAATATTATCAAATGATATTACAATCAGCTGATAATAGCAAACAATGTCAAAATCAAAATGCATTATATACAAGTGTTATCTATTATGATAACAATTTGTCTCCTGAATAGTTAGAAAGTAGAAACTGCTCTAAATAATTTTCTTGTAGGATTTCTTGTTTGTTTTCATTCTTTTTTGAAAAAATATAGGTATCATTGGATTTTTTCACAGTCCAACCTTGGTCAATAGCATTGGTAATAAAAACCATTTTCTGAAACAACGGTTTCTCTATTTTTAAATTTGGTAGTGCATCGTTATGATGTAGCGATTTATTCATAGATATACTATTGTGCATACTAGTTTTTGTATTCAGCTACGAGTTTGTGTAAATGTTGATATTGGGTATGCAAAAAATATAGAATGACATTCTGCGTTTTTCTTGAATTAGCCTAAAATCAACATAAAAACACGTTTACAAATATTCTATTCCTACTACCAATCTATGTCCGGACCTCATAAAGTAAAATCAAATGGAAATAAGGTAAATATCAATACAATTGACGAAAAACATACCGAGATGTTAAGACATTTTGATGAAGTAGACAATGTCATTATACCAAACCTGACTACTGAAAAGGAAGAGTTAAAGTCATATATAAAAGCACTCACCTCAGATCAAGTTACAGAATATCTAGATGCTCGCGACAAGATAAAGAAAATTCGTAATGATATATGTAAGTATAAGAAGGATCGTAAAGAATATATGTTGAACAATGCGGGGTTTATTTTTGATTATTTTGAACAGAAACAGCAAATATCAAATAAGATTGATAATACCAAAAGCGTTAGTGCTGTGAATACTTTTTTTAAGATTAAGTCGACTACGCCAGAAATTGACAACATAGCGAATACTAAGTATAATAAATTAAAGCGAAATTGTCAGAAATATTGGCGTAATGTATCAAATGATTTGACGAATTTACAGGATTACATTATAACGTCAGATATATGTGAAGTTTGTCAGACAGGCGAGATGATACCACAGGACGAAGAGGGAATTCTCATTTGCAACAATTTACAATGTGGGCGGTTCGTTACATATATAGTAGATAGTTCAAAGCCGAACAACAAAGAACCTCCTAACGAAGTTTCTTATACTGCATATATAAGGTTAAACCATTTTAAAGAAATTCTGTCACAGTTCCAGGCAAAGGAAACTACACAGATACCAGACGAAGTATTAGATGCAATCAGGGCGCGTATAAAAAAGGAGAGGATTACTGATATGTCATTGATTAATTACGACAAAATGCGTGATATTTTGCGCAAGTTAGGTCTGAATAAATATTTCGAACATATCCAGTATATCAATTCCTTGTTTGGCATAAAACCGCCTGTAATGAATGAAGAATTACATGAGACACTATGTGTTCTGTTTATTGAAATTCAGAAACCATGGGCTGTACATTGTCCAGCAAATAGAACTAATTTTTTCAATTACACATACACATTATATCAATTATGTGTATTATTGGATCAAACACAATATTTGCCTTATATTCCTATGATGAAAGACCGAGAGAAACAATTAGAGCAAGATATGATTTGGAAAAAGGTATGTCAAGACTTAGATTGGGAGTTTTTTCCATCTGTGTAAATGAATTTATTGTAAACTGATAAACCGGTATAAACCTTTCATTCTATTTAGTTTAGATAAATGGCCACTTGTGAATATTCTTACCCGTCTGATCTAACTATTGAGTATTCTAATGATTTTGAATATCGAAAATCATTAAGACAGTTGTTCCATATGAATTCGCAGAGCTATCCTGATATAGTAAAATTGGACATTGACAAAGTCAGTCGAGATGAATTGGAATATGACGACGATGCATCCGATAAGGCGATGGAATATGTAATTAACCAAACACGCAACAACCCATTATTTCATGTATTGTACGAACAAGCTGCAACGTTCATGTTTTCAACAAACGTGGATATTGGCTTGGCGGTTTTATTTAGTTATGATTATTTGTTGTTGTTTCATAATTGTTTAACTGATTATTTTAAATCGTTACGCGAAAGTGATAATACATTCACAAATCAAAATGTAAATTATACCTTATTGTACAATAAATTATTTGCGAAAAGGTAGTGGATTATTTTGTATATACAAATATATAACATATATACAAAATGTCGTCTACACGTAATAAGAACGCGTCTGGCGATTATTCAATGGAACAAAATTCAAATAAGGCTGGTTGCAATTATTCAACATACGAGAATTCATCCTATGGTAGACCTACTGAAACGCATTTCGCAGGAGATGGTTTATTAATGGGCAGAATTGCACCCACGAACCTATCATATAATGCATGTGATATTGAATCGCAACTATTTGGCATTGGCTCTACAAATCTAGTTGCGCCCAAGAGAGAGGTCGACCCCGATCTAAAAACAATCAAATCATTAAATGTTATCGACAAATTGCCCGTTATTCTACCCGAACCACTTGCACTTGATAGTAACCAGCGCCCCCGTGTGCTTAATTAGGATAATTACGAACGGTTCGCCTTGTAGTTTGTCCATGTTTGTTCTTAAACGATGTATTATGCACCGACGTTTTTTTAGCACGTTTGTCAAGTTCTTGTTGTGATACGAATAATTGTTTGGTCACCTGTTCATGTTCTCCTTCAACCGGTTGTTGGACAACAGCGTTTGGATCTTGACCAAGGTTCTCATTAAATATCCGGGTAATGTTCTCTATAAATTCCTCTTGTATATTGCTCCTAGTTATGTTCTCCGATAGTTTATCACATTTTTCTAATTCAAATGTAATATAATCGGTTAATGGTGAGGTTGAACCGTCGTCATTTATACGGATAGGTAGTTTTATATTAGCCATTACATAACGTTCATTCATTTTAGTTACATATAGTCGACCTTTATATTTAACTAAATTTTGTTATAAATTATAATTACATGTTTTCTTCTATAACTTCGATCATTTGTTCATTTGGATCGTATAGAATGCGTTTTGTATAAGGAGACCTGTCTTTGTCTTCCATATACACTTGACCAATGTACGTATAGTTTTCTTTACCATCGGGTAATGTGTAGTGATCTTTCTCAACGTATTGATTTGGTGTAATCATTTCTTTAAATGCAGAAAATGAATATTTAAATGCATCTTCTAAGCTGTTGAAATAGGAACCAGAACTTGGTTCATCGATTGGTTCATCGATTGGTTCATCGATTGGTTCATCGATTGGTTCATCGGTTGGTTCATCGATTGGTTCATCGATTGGTTCATCGATTAGCCCAATATCATGAGCAGATGGGGTAGCATAAAGATCACGTAATATATATAGTAATTTATTGATGTCAGGTTCAGATAACGAAGGAGTTTGGTCTAATGCAATGGGATTAGTAGGTTGAGGCACTGCGACAGGACCATTTGATTTTGCTGGTATAACAAACGTATCTTTTAAAATGTTTATTAAGTTATCTACCTCGCCTTTATCCATGGTAGGAGGCACTTGTATGTCAGAAGTTTCTTTTGATATTGGTGGAGGAATGGTCTCGGCATCTTCAATATGAGTTAATGGAGGTAATACATCGACCTCATCCGCCATTTCACTTGCTTGTTCATTCGGAGGCAATGGCAACTGTTCATCCAAAATATCGGGAATGATCTCAGTATCTTCAATGGGAGTTAATGGAGGTAATACATCGACCTCATCCGGCATTTCAATTGCTTGTTCATTCGGAGGCAATGGCAACTGTTCATCCAAAATATCGGGAATGATCTCAGTATCTTCAATGGGAGTTAATGGAGGTAATACATCGACCTCATCC